CAATAAAGTCTTGTGAACATTTAAATATACCAACGTCAAGTGTATTTTTATCAACTACAATAAATTCAAAGTCAAATGCTCCAAACAATTCTAAATATAATGCAGCTTGTAAGTCATAAGAAAAATAATTAGCAGACCTTTCAAAGCCTTTTATATCAGCAGTTGTTTTTAAATCTATTACAACACCATCTTTTAATATATCTGCTTTACCTCTAAATGCTAAATCATTATATGTATCAATTGCTGGTATTTCAAATATTGCACCCTCCAGTATGTTCTTTACATCAGTTACACTTCTTACTCTTTCTGATATCTTTTTTGCTTTATGATATTCTGCATTAGTAAATACGTTGTGTGAGCCAACATCTTGTACTGCTAACTTATATTGCTTTGATGCTTTTGTACCTTCTGTAAATGTTAAGTACTCTACCTTTTCTGGCTCAAGTACCATAAGGTGTATTAATTGCCCATCTCTTAATGCTTGTACATTTGTTTGCTTTTCTGTTAGTGAACGATAATAAGAATAAGGAGAATCTAAAAGTTTCTTTGATGCTGAACTTGATAATGCATTTACACCAAGATACCCATAGTAAAATTCATCATCCATCATCTTACTTAAAATGTCTTTCTTGTCAAATACTTCGTTGTTTAATAGTTTAATTGTTTCCATTTATTTTAGTTTTATTTTTTTTAATATTAAGTGTTCTAAAGCACCAAGTGAAGGAATCCACCCCTTTGCATTGTTATCTCCTCCAAAACTATTGCCTTTTACTTTTACATCTGCATTTTTTAAATAGTTTAAAAGTTTTAATCTATCAAAAACATAAGCAGTTTCAACATTGTCAAGGCTTTTTAGTATATAAACATAATAAGTTGCTTTTGATGCTATTATGCCACTATCTTCTTTTTTGTTAGTATTTTGAAATTCAATATAAATATTTACTGGTCTGTTATATCTATCAGCATACCAGTAACCTTTTGAATCATACTTGACTTCATAGGTAACTTCTCTGCCTTTATAATTTGCTTTTATATCCCAATCATAAAATCTCTTGTTTGGTGCTTTCTGTATGTCTGTATGTGTATTTGACAATTCTTTTAGCCATAAACTTTCTCCTAAATTACCTTTTAAAAAACTCATATATTTATTTTATATTTACTATAAACGCAATATAATGTTTATTTTTTATAAATCATAATCGTTGTCTACAAATTCTGGTAAACCATTTTCATTTATTGTAAAACTAAAAGTTTCAAAACCTCTGTTTCTACTTCTTTTACATTCAACAGTTATCCATCCTTGATTAACTCCATTCTTTTCTAACTTAATTTGTGTTTCTGCTTTCTTTTCTAAAAAACTACCAAGATGCCCAGTTGGTTTATCAGAACCATAATTACTATGTATAATTGTAACTATATGGCATTGCAGCTCATCTGTCCAACTCATTAACTTTTGTATAGCTTCATTACATTGTTCTAAATTATTTACATCAGCAACTAAATCTGCAATACCATCAATAATAACTAAACCAATATCTTTACCTTCTAACTTGTCATTTAAGATGTAATCAATAAAATCAACTCTGTCTTTATAACTCATTGTTCTTAAAGCATAAGTATAATAGTTGTCATCATCTGGCATATTATTCATTAGTATTGGTCTACGGAATACTTTTTGACAATGAAATTTTCCTTGCTCTGTATCAAAATGAATTATCTTTCTGCCTTTTCTATGTCCTTTTAATAAGCCGCTATATTTATTTGAATCACTTTGATATGCTGATACAAGTAAACTAGAAAAAAAAGACTTCATTGATTTTGGTGGTGCTTGTATAAAAGAAAAATTACCATAAGTACCAATTGGTATATGATATTCTACAACATCTCCATTATGATTTATATCATTGTAAGTGCCACAACTTATTGCAACTGGTGGATATTTAACATCTTCACTAATATCAACATAGGCATCATCCTCCATAAGTTGCATAAACATTCTCTTTGTTTCATCATCTTGTGTTTTTGTTTTGTTCGTCATCTATATATTTTTGTATTTTTTTCTTGTAATATTTACCAAGTATATTATCATTTAAGAATTTATCATTTTCTAAAACGTTTTCGGTAAATTGTAGTTTTGTTTCATAATAACTCATCATTGTCTTGTTATAACAAATATATATAATTTCTCTATAACAATTTTCTATTTCCCATTTTTTACTTTCTGAATTACTACCAGTATATTTCATCCAGTTACTTTCAACGTAATCAACTCGCTTTCTTTTATATCCCTTTAAAGGTGGTCTTGTACGTTTGTTAAGTAGTATCTTTTTACCAATGTAAACTTGTTCTGTTCGTCTGTTAAGTATTCTGTAAACAAACCCAACTGCTTCTGCTGGTAAATCTTCTCTTGATTTTATTCTTTGTCCTTTATAGTTCCACATATTAACACTTTTTTTAAAAATTAAAATAACCTTCCTTGTGTGTTAGGTGCGTAAGTTGCATCATATCTTTTATTTTTACCTTTTGGATAATTATAAATTTTATATTTTAAACATTTTAAAAAATATTTTCTTTGTTTTTTACTACCAGTAAAGTTTACATAGCGATGTTTACTGCTTCTAAATTTTCTGTTTTTTTTATAATCAATATTTTTATCATAATGCCTACTATGTGTTCCATCTTCACTACCTATATCAGTTCTTTCTTTACTTGCACCAGTATAAATCCAGTTTGTTGCTTGATAAATATAACCATTATGATTTTGACCTTTATCAGCATAAGAAACTATAATTAATGATGGTAGTTTTTTTAAAACCTTACTAACAAAAAAAGATAGTGTATTTTTAGGTAATCCATCATTTACACATAATCTATTTAATTCAAAAACATATTTACTATTTTCTTTACCACAAACCCCAACACATAAACTAGGAGAGGCTGGTTTTCCTATGGTGCAAACACCTTGTAATATATTGTTTTTATCATATAAACCAAAAGCAAATGATATGCTTGGTATTCTCTTTGCATAATGTTTATTAATTAACCAATCATAAGTCTGATAACTATCAATCTTTAAAATGTAAAATTTATCTTTCATTATGCTATATAAAAAAAGGAGGTTTTTACACCTCCCTTATAATTTAAAATGGCAAATCATCTGCTGCAACTGGTGTTGCTTTCTCTGACTTTGCTTCTGACTTTTGAACAAAAGATTGTAAGTTGTCTGATGCATAGTAAATTTTACCATTGGCAACATATCTTTTCTTTTCTCCATTATCTCTTTGTTCCTTTGTTTGTGGAATTGTAAAAGAAACATTTTGTCCGTAGTTACCTTCTTCAAAAATAGAAAAGTTTAATTTGAGTTTCTTTAACTCTTTTCCATCTTCTCCTTTCTTTGCAACTAATTCTCTTTTTGCGTTGTAAGTTAAAACGTTTTCAAAATACTGTTTAAGACTTTTGATTTCATCTAATCTTAATTCAACATCTCCTAATAAATAACTTTTGTTTGTACTCATAATTTTACTTGTTTTTAAATTTATAATCCAGTTGTAATTCCGTTGTCAATAACACCTATGATGTGTCTAAAGGTACTTCTTTCTTGTTCGCCAGTTACATCTACTCCGTTTAAAAATAGTCTGTAATAGTCTTTCTTGTCTGTTGGTTTTAATTCTATACTATTCATATTATTTAGTTAATAGTTCTTTTACTTCTTTTGATATTCTGTACTTTTCTTCAACTTTAGAAATGTTACCACCACCTTTTAAGTATGTTTGTACTTTCTTAAATTCAGCAGTACCTTTGTTTAACCAACTCTTTTCAGTTGATTTAGCACCTTTTCCGTGTGTGTTTGTAGAATCTGGGTCTAAAGCACTATCATCAATCAAAAATAATCCATTCAAAGCATATTTTCGAGCATAACTACTTGAACTACCAAAACTTTGTGCTATATCCATACCTTTTCTGTTTGGGTCTATACCAGCTTGTGCTTTAGTATGTACTGAATCTTTACCATCAGATATAAATACTATTGCTTCAACAAACAATACACCACATACTTCTCTTACTTCGTCAGAGATTGTTAATGTACATTTGTGTTTATCCAGTAGAGGTTTAACTGCTTCTAGGATATCTTCACAACTTCGATAGTTGTACTTTCCAA